ACAATAGATGTGATACTTGTGGATTCACAAAGGATAATGTATATGTTACAGAGTATTATGCAGAAGCAGGTTTAATTCAATGTGATAAATGTTATAACGAACTAAATAAATCAGAATAAGATGAAAAATAGAGAAGAAAAAAAGGCCTTTAGTCAAGGTATGGGAGCTATGTTAATAGCATCAATAGGAACGCATCTCTTTGGACAAGGTGGTTGGACTACTTATTTAGGTTTAGCTGTAATGATTACAGCTTTAGTCATTGTATATACCTATGTAAAATCAGAATAAGATGTTCTTTGTACTCAACTATTAGGGACCAGATTGTTGTAAAATTAACTTATTATCTGTATCTTTATACTATGAAAATGGATAAAGGATTTGGATACAAGAAATGTGGTATTTATTGTATCAAGAATATTGTAAATAATAAGTGTTATATTGGAAGCAGCACACATATTTATTATAGAATTAGGAGGCATAAATCTGATCTTATTAGAAAAGTTCATGCAAATCCTATTTTGCAAAATGCATATAATAAATATGGTGCTGATTCTTTTGTAGTATCAATAATTGAAGAGTGTGCTGAGGACATGGTCCTAGTCAGAGAACAATATTATATTGATACAATTCTGCCTGTTTATAATATTACAAAAGAAGTGATTAATAATAGACCATCTACTGAGTCTAGGTTAAAGATCTCTAATACAATGAAGGCTAAAGTACAAGCTGGTATTAGAGTTAATCCTATGAATGAAGATAAAAGAAAGGAAATTGATCTTTATGATTGTAAATGCAACTTTATAAAAAGATTTGATTCTTATAATGATGCTGGTAGATATCTTAAAGTACTTTATCCAAGATTAACTCCTGATAGTATATCTATTGTTGTTAAGAGTAGAAGAGGTAGATATAAAGATTATTATCTCATAAAACCTAATGCTCAATGTGATACATCTAATCCAAGGAATGAGTTTGTCAATATTAAGGTGACAGATGTTATTACAAATACAGAAACAGTGTTTAAAAGTTTAAAAGATATTACAGAACATTTAAACTGTAGCAAGTCCGCTATTCATACAGCAATAAGGAAAAACAGACCTTTGTTAAAAAAATATAAAGTTGAAAGATTATGATTAGAGAAGATATTCAATTTGAAGCTATTGCAGCCACTGATGGAAAACAAAGATGCAGTCTTGCTCTTGCTACTGGGGTCGGTAAGACCCTTGTTGGCCTATTACATATTGAGAGGAATACTAGTGAGCTACATAATGTATTAGTAGTAGCTCCTAAGAAATCTATCTTCCAATCTTGGTCTGATGATGCTGTAAAATTTGGTAAACAAGATTTGTTAAAGAGAATTACTTTCTCTACATACATTGGTCTACCTAAACGTGATCCAAATGAGTATGACTATATCTATCTTGATGAGTGCCATTCACTTCTTGATTCTCATAGAATATTTCTTGATGTGTATAAAGGTGGGATCCTGGGTTTAACCGGGACTCCACCTAAACACAAGAGTTCAGAGAAGGGTATGATGGTATCACAATTTTGTCCTGTGGCTTATACTTTTAAAGCTGATGATGCAATTGATAATGGAATCATTAATGATTACCAAATCATTGTACATGAGCTTAAATTAGATGAGTGCAAGAACTATCAAGTAGAGATGAAGACCAAGTCTTTTATTACATCAGAGAAGCAGAATTATAACTACTGGGGTAATAGAATAGAAATGGGTCAAGGTCCTCTTCAAATGCTCAGAGTAATGAGAATGAAGGCTATGATGGAGTATCCAAGTAAAGAGAAGTACACTAAGAAGTTAATGGAAAATGTTAATAGCAAGTGCATTGTATTTGCTAATACTCAAGACCAGGCTGATAGACTCTGTAGATTTAGTTACCACAGTGGTAATAAGAACTCTGAAGATAATCTGATATCTTTTAAAGAGGGTAAGATTACTAAGTTATCATGTGTACTGCAGTTAAATGAGGGTATTAACATACCTAATCTTAGACAAGGTATTATCATGCATGCTTATGGTAATGAGAGAAAGGCCAGTCAAAGAATTGGAAGACTTCTACGCCTGAATCCAGATGATAAAGCTATTGTACATATACTCTGTTATATGGGTACAGTAGATGAAAAATGGGTAAAAGATGCATTAGAAGGGTTTGATCAGAGTAAAATACTCTGGAAAAATTATGGAGTAAAATTGTAAATTAGCAAAATGGAATTACCTGAAGATCACAAGTTAATATTATTTAATGATGATACACATAGCTTTGGCTATGTTATGGCTTGTCTTATTAAATTCTGTGGTCATGAGCCACAACAAGCTGAACAATGTGCATTAGTGGCTGATTTAGCTGGTCAATGTACAATAAAACACGGTTGCTGGGCACAGATATCTACAATGAAAGACCTTCTTGAAGCAGTAGACTTAAAAGTTAAAATGGTTCCTAATGAAGATGATTTGCATAGATAGCAGTAGAAAACCTTCTAAAGTTCCTATAGAACAATGGATAAAAGAAGGTGAGGTATATACTGTAATTAAAGTAGTACAAATGGGATTGCAAGATGGTAAGTATGGATTTCTTCTTAAAGAAGTACAGATGTCTGCTGATTGTTTTCCATATGAGTACTATAATGCAGACAGATTCATTCCATTAGATGCTAGAGTTGCTAACATGGAAGAAGAAGTTGTTAAAGAAGCTGACTTAGAATTAATTTAAATTTATGGAAGATTACATATTAGAAGATATTCTAGCGGAGTGCCGTCTTCTTTCTTCCCAGAATAGAAGTGCAATGAAAAAAAGGGAGAGAACCTATCTTGATAAAAGAAACTACTTGATCGGCATATTGCATTATAAGTATGGTAAGTCTTCTTCTTATATTGGAAAACTTTTGAGCATAGATGGTTCTACTGTTAGAGCAGCTAAATCACATGCATATAATTTATTAAAATTTGATGACATTACCTTTAGTGCTAATGCCTGTGAGTTTATACAAAGATTTCCATATGAGTTTCCTTCTTCTGCTAATAAAGTAAGAAGGAGTAGCACAGTAGTAGTATCATTAGATGGTGCTATGCACAAAAAACTTAAAGCTTACCAAGAATTGATGGGAGATGCTAAGATAGATGTTACCATTAGAAACTTACTTAAAAAAGCCATAAAACTATGGGAAGAATGAAAGAACTATATGCGCGTATTGTATATGAAAATGATGGTCACGTACCAGAAGAAATGACTCTTGCTGATATGGCAAGAATGAAAGAAATAGAAATCTACAACTGGGAAGAGTATGAAAGAGAACAAGAGAAAATTAGAGTATTCAGAAGTAAACAAGAGAATCCAAGAGAGATTACTAAGATTGCACAAGTCAGAGAATTCTGGGAAGAAGAACTTAGGAAAGGTCAAAACAGAAGACTTACCAAGGGTAAACAATGAGGAAGGAGACTAAAATTATAATGGTACTTTGTGCCATTATATGGATTCCAATTATTGCATATCTTGCTCAACGTAAACCAGTTGCAAAAAAGAAGGAACTTTATAAGTTTGTAAAAGTAAAAGATTGGTCTAGAACTGCAAAAGGATATAAATTGGGTTATTTAAATCATTTGTATAATACAAAAAACTAAATTATGAAAAGATTATTATTGTTAGGACTCATTGCATTGAGTTTTACTTCTAACGCACAATGGGTAGTGAATAAATTAGATAATGGATTTGATACTCCATCTAAGATTGCATATACAAATGAAAAACAATCTGTATACTTAAAGTTAGAGTATGTCAATGAAGGTGTTGTTTTTTATGTAGGTGGTGAAACCTATTGTGGAGATGGCCCTGTATTTGTAGAATTATCATTTCAAGTAAATGGTGTAAATAAGCAATATGGAAAAGCTTGTCCATTATATGGAGATGAAGATCCTATTGCTGTAGTATCTATAGATTTACTTAATGAAGATTTTTATGCTGACTTTAAATCTGCCAGCACAATAAAAATTAGGATCAGTGATTTTGATTGTTCTGAAACAGTTAAAACAATGTATGCATTTTCTATGAGTGGCTCAACAGCTGCTGTAAGTTATGTTGCTAAACCTTGAAACACTTTATTAAATACACATTGGTATGGATAAGCCAAAACTTGTCCATACCATTTTGGATGGTAGGTCATGTACACTTAAGTGTGAATGTCTATCAAGACATACATGAGATACTAATGTCCTTGGGTATGAATATTATTGTAGCAATAGGATTTATTATTGATTATAAAAACACAAGAAATGAAAAATAAAGCAGGAGTAGTTCTAATAACATTACTACCAATTTTACTTGGTGCAGCAGCACTTTTTGGAGAAATCAGATGTATATACAAGATGTGTACATGTAATTGGGAACCTATTGGCAAAGCAGAAATAGTTTATACTGTAGGTACATTTACAGGTGCCGGAGTAGTTATTGGATACCTAAACATTGAAGATAAGTAACCTTTAAATTAAAACAAGATGACTTTTGAAACATTAACTGAAGAACAAAAAGATATTATTACCCTGATGGCTGAAGAGTCTGACGGTCAATCTGATTTTAAGAGAGGATTTTACTGGCAAATAGATGAACAGTATGCCACTAATGACTCAGATCCAAGACTTTTCATTACACCTAAAGATTTCTATGATGAAGAGAGATGCTTAGCAGACTTCTCTTATGGTGCTGAACAATTACTAGATAGCTTTGATTATAATGTATCAGAAATGTGTACAGAAGAAGCAAGTGGTTATTCATTTGCATGTAATGCTACAACCATGTCAGCTATTCTTAAAAAGTATGAACCTTTCTTTGAAGAGAAAGTAATTCTTGCAGATTAACTAACCTTTAAATCACAATAAGATGAACACAGAAGAAATAAAAAATGATATATCTGTAAAAAGCAGATTAGCTGGTATGACAGATGAGCAACTTAAAGTTATTGATTTTATAATTGATTATAGCTTTAAAGACAATCAAGAAGTCTATACCAATGGTACTATATTAGTTCC